GTGTTTATATATATTATAGATGATACGCTTTAAAAAATCAAGTGAAAATTTAGTTGTAGTTACATTAACTGAAAATAGTACGTTGGCAAATCCTATTTACTTATTCAAGTTTGTTAATCAGCAATCATTTGTTCCTTATTATTTTATTGCAAATGATACTTCTAACTTCAAGAATCGATATAATTCATTTATTGTTACAGATAAAGTAAATCCAAATACATTATCTGGAGAAATTTCATTAGGAAATGAAGGCTTCTATAACTACGAAGTGTATCAAACGACACTTATAAGTTTATCTGGATTAAGTAATGCCGAAGATGCTATACCTTATATAGATAAAACTGTTGAATATGGTGTCGTTTGGGTAGTTCCACAAGATACTCAAAATGATGTTTATAATCCTGCAACTTTAGAATCAATTATTTATCAGCCAGAATAAAATGAGTCAATATAAAAATACAGTAATGCGTGTTAATTTCACGAATGATAAAGTTCCTGCATTCGTAGAGCCAAAGGCAAGTCAGAAATTAAAATATGTGAAGTATGGTGAAACGAATGATTATCCAAACTTCTTGATGACGTTGTTTAATCGTTCGGCAAAACATAATGCAATTACTACATCAAAGCAATCTTATATAAAAGGGCAAGGTTTTACTTTTGACCAATCTGGAATGGATGGCAATGATATTGCTAAATTACAAGCATATGTAAGTTCTCCAAATGAATATGAAACTCTGACAGATTTAATGTCAAAGACTTGTTTAGATAATGAGTTATTTGGTGGTTTTTATATTCGTGGAATAAATAACAAAGCAGGTGATATTGCAAGTATATATCATGTTGATTATTCTCGTGTCCGTTCGAATGAAGATAATACACAATTTTATATTTCAGATTTTTGGTTAACTCCTGAAGGTGCAGAAAATACTAATATTAAACCAGAAGAATATACCACTCTTGAATTATACGATGCGAATAAAAAACAAAAGGAATGGATATTTTATTACAAGTCATACAGACCTGGAATTAAAACGTACACTTTACCAGAATACATAGGTGCTGTTCCTGCGATTATTACAGATGCTGAAATAGCCAACTTCCATAGAGCAGAGATACAGAATGGATTTAAAGGCTCTAAAATGATTATCTTCAAAAATGGTGTTCCATCTGACGAAGAAATGAAAGCGGTAGAGCGCAAGATGAAAGCTAAATTTGCACCAACGGACCAGGCAGGTGTATTTGTTATTGATTTTGTAGATGACCCATTACGAACTCCTGAGATATTAGATTTAAGTGCAGGTGATTTTGATAAAAAATATGACGCATTAAATAAGACGATTCAAGAAGAGATTTTTGTTGGGCATAAAGTTACATCACCAATGTTATTTGGAGTTCGTGTAGAAGGTCAATTGGGTGGTAGAAACGAAATGGTTGATGCTTTCAACTTATTTCAAAATACATATATTTCTCCTAAACAAGAAGTTCAAAGATTAGTGTATGATTATTTCGCACCAGTAAAAGGCAAGATTTACATACAACCTACAGAGCCTATCATGCCTTCGTTTGGTGAACAGACGTTGATGCAAATATTAACTAAAGATGAAATGCGTCAAATCATAGGTCGTAAGCCTTTAGATATTAAAGCAAATGTAAATAACAATGTGGTAGATGACTTAAATGCATTGAGTCCATTAGTTGCAAATAAAGTTCTTGGAACATTAACACAAAACGAAATAAGAAATATCATTAATAAACCTGCAGTACCTGGAGGAGATACAATTTCAACAGCAACCACTGGCCCTGCTCCAACATCGGGTTTCCAATCTGACGATGCACTTGATTTTTCTATATTTCAAAAGTATGGTGAACCAATTGAGAATTTCGTATCTGTTAAGCATAAAAAGTTTGTATCATCTCGTCAAGATTTTGCATTAAATAAATTAGAACAAGGAGTTTTAGACTTAGTAAAAAAGACACCAGATATAACAATAGATGAATTAGCGAAGGTGTTAAATACAGATAATACTCAAATTAACGATGCTATTGAAACTTTAATAGGTGATGGACTACTTGAAAAAACAGATAACAATATAAATACAACAGATAAAGGTAATTCTAAAAAAGTGCCTACATTTGAGAATTTATTTATTCGTTATCGTTATGCACTTAGACCAGATGCACCTCAATTATTAAAAGGTGGTAAGTCAAGAGATTTTTGTCAAGCAATGATGGATAACCCTAGATATTTTACGAGAGAAGACATTGATAATATTAGTTTGGAATTGGGTCAACTTTATGGAATAGCTGACTATGATGCTTTTAGAAGACGTGGTGGATGGTATCATGACCCAAATGAAAATGTTAATCTGCCATTTTGTAGACATATTTGGAATCAAGAATTAGTTAAAAGAGCATGAGCAAAGTAATGTTTTTGAGTGAGGCTACACTAAAAGCCGAGAGCATATTACAAGAAAATGTAGATATGAAAATCGTTACTCCTACGATTTATGACGTTCAGAATTTCTATATACTTCCAATTCTTGGGACATCGTTATATAGAGATTTAGAAAATCAAATCAGAGCTGGTAGTGTTACGACATTAAATAAAACTTTGTTGGATTTATACATTACTCCAACGATGATATGGTATTGTAGGTTTGAACTTCCAATGAACATGAACTATAAATACTTTAACAAGTCTGTTGGAGTTCAGAATGCTGATAATATGACACCTGCAACGATTGAGGAAATTGCATACATCACAGATAGGGCAAAGAATAAAGCAGAATGGTATGCTGAAAGATTGACAAAGTATTTACTTCAGAATCAAACATCATATCCACTTTACTTAAACCAAACTAATGTAGGGATTGATACAATATTTCCTACTCGTAACAATTACACAAATGGAATGGTGATTGATACGACTGGGTGTGGTAATTGTCATGGGCAATTTAATTTTGTTAATATACCAATGAGTCCAAGAATGGCAACAAAGCCATGCAATGAATGTGATTACTAATGGGGAAAACGAGCAAGAAAAATATTGAAAAGTTAAAAACATTTATCAATGAAAAATACATCATTAAACCAAATCCTGAACGCCGTTCAATCAGTAAGCGAAAGCCACGCCCAGATAAATAGCTTTGGTTTTGGAACTATTGATGATTTAGCAGCGTCAACTCAAGTTCATTATCCTACTTTATGGTGTGATTGTTCTGGTGCTTCTATCGAGGGCAAAACATTATCTATCTCGTTGGATATTTACATTCTTGACGTGCAAAAAGACGATATGATAAACGAGCAAGATACAGTAAGTGATACACTTCAAATAATTGAAGATGTATATGCTGCATTATCTGACCCTACATATAGAGATAATTGGACAATACCTTATGCTTTGCAGTTATCAATTTGCAGAGAAGCATATACAGATAAAGTAAACGGATGGAAAGGTGCATTTATATTCGAGATGGAACAGACTCGAGATAGATGTCAGATACCAAGCAAATAATTACAGATTTTATATATATAAATATGAGTACTTCATTAGAAAAAATAGCAGGACAAGGTGGATTCGATATAATTTCGGATACTTCTGCACATACATCTTTATACTATGAAAGCATTGTAGTTAATTCTGCATGTGTTTTCTCTGCATTAGAGATAAACGACGTAAGTGTATTGGCATCTAAAGGATTGAGTGGTGTTACTATATTAGCGGGTATGTATCTTCCTACGAATCCAAATTTTAAAATTACAAAAATCACTTTAGCATCTGGCTCTATTATCTGTTACAAATGATAGGAATAGCAACATCATTATCAAGAGTTGGTGGCTCAATATCTAATTCAAATGCTGAGTTAATAGCTTCGCAATTTCGTGATAGGGTTATTGCAGATGGTGGAACTTTAGAGGCATATAGTTGTTTGGTATCATTTATAAATCAAATCATTCAATATGACCCTTATAATATTATCCAACCATTTGTCGAAAGAGTATTAACAGATGGTGGAACATATGAAGCAGATTCATGCCTTTATGCTTTTTTACAATTAATAAATTAAAACATGAGTATATAC